GGGGCTGCGGTTAAAATGAGGTGATGAGGTGGGAAAACACCTAACAGATAGTCAAAAGAAAAAAATTATTGCAGATTATACTGAATGTGAAAATTATTCGCAGGTTGCAAGAAAATATAAAGTATCTTTTGATACTGTGAAAAGAACGGTTCTAAACGATCCGGAAACCGTGAAAAAAACGGAACAGAAAAAAGACCAAAATACTGCGGATATTTTAGCACATATGGAAACGCAAAAAATACAAGTCTGTGGATTGCTTGATAAATATCTTGAAGCATTAGGAAATGAGGAAAAAATTAACCGTTCTAATGTTTTACAGCTTGCTACAACTATGGGAATAATTATTGACAAATATACAGCGACTGTAAGAAATGAGCAGGCACTAAAGAAACTTGACGAAATGTTAGACAAAATTGGCGGTGTTATCTAATGGCATTTACACAAAAGCAGCGTGAATTTTTAGATAATGCGAACCATCGATGGAACATAAAAGAAGGGGCGACACGTTCGGGAAAAACCTATCTTGACTATTTTGTTATCCCTAAAAGGATTCGGAGAGTTAGTGGCCTTCCTGGTCTTGTTGTTATTTTGGGAAATACAAAAGGAACATTACAAAGAAATATTATTGACCCACTACAATCAATGTATGGGACTGATTTAGTAGGCAGCATAAAAAGCGACAATACTGCAATACTCTTTGGAGAAAAATGCTATTGTCTAGGGGCCGATAAAATCAATCAAGTTGATAGGATTAGAGGTTCCTCCATAAAGTATTGTTATGGGGACGAGATGGCAACTTGGCACGAAGATGTTTTTACCATGCTAAAAAGTAGACTTGACAAACCATACAGTAAGTTTGACGGAACATTAAACCCTGAAAATCCTTATCATTGGGTTAAAAAATTTATTGATTCCGATGCAGATATTTACTGCCAAAAATATACAATTTATGATAACCCGACGTTAGATCCGGTTTTTGTGGACAACCTTAAACGGGAATATGCCGGAACCGTATATTATGACAGATATATTTTAGGTTTATGGAAAGCTGCAGAAGGAACGATATATAAACATGTGGCCGATAATCCTCATCAGTTTATAATAAATGATTTGCCCAATATAGCATTTGCTACGATTGGGGTAGACTTTGGCGGCAATGGTTCGGCGACAGCCTTTAATTGTTCGGGTTTCACTTATGGACTAAAAGAGATTATAACTTTAAAAGAGTATTACAAAAAAGGAATAATGTCTCCAGCAGAACTGGAACATGATTTTATCGCGTTTGTATTAGAATGCAAACGCTTTTTTAATGTTACGGATGCGTATTGTGACAGCGCAGAACAAACGCTAATACAAGGGCTTAGAATATCCTGCGCGAAGGCAGGAGTTGGGATTAATATACTGAATGCCAGAAAAAAAGAAATCAACGATAGGATTAGATTTTTTTGCAGGATGCAGGCAACGGGAAGGCATAAGTTCATGAAAGAATGCACTAAGACACTGGAAGCGTTTCAAACTGCGGTGTGGGATGCTAAAAGCTTAATTAAGGATGTGAGGCTTGATGATGGGACTTATAACATCGATAGTTTGGATGCGCAGGAATATGCAGTAGAACCGTATATGTCACAAATGATTGATATTTTTTAATGGTGATTAGATGTTTGAACGGATAAAAGAAAGGCTAAAGAACTTTATGCAAAAGTTTGAAGGAGACGAAAGAAGACAAGCAAAGGAATTCAAGGATATTTTTGAACTTGGTGGAGTTCCTGCTTTTAATCAATTTTACTATTTTGGCATTTTCATTTGGAAATATTTATATAAAGGTTTTTATACTCCATGGCATAGAATACTTTCCCCTACAATAGATAATCCTCGCAACAAAAGAGATATTGAACGCATGGACACAGCGAAGGCCATTTGTGCGGAGTTGGCTGGTCTTGTATGGAGTGAGCAGTGTGAAATACATGTTTCACAGGAAGGGGAAGAACAACCATTAGAAGAGTTTGTTCATGACGTTCTCGTTAAGAATGGCTTTTGGACGAAAATGCAAGAGCATATTGAACAGGTATTGGCTCTTGGCGGTGGTGCTATTAAAGCGTGGTATGAGGAAAAAAGAGATAGCCAAGGCAATGTAATTCCAAACAGCGGACAAATAAAATTGGGCTTTTGCATGGCAGATCAATTTGTCCCCACAGCATGGGACAATTCACAGGTTACTGATGGAGTTTTTATAAGCCGCGAAGCGAAAAACGGGTATTATTATACAAGGCTCGAATGGCATAAGTGGGATGGCTTAACTTATTACATAAGCAATGATGTATATAAATCAAAAAATAAGCCTTCTATGGAAGGTTCAAATGAAAGTCAGGACATATTGGGCATTTGGTATCCTCTGAATGCAGCATACCCTTTTTTAAACGCAGAGACTTCATTGCAGGGGTTGACGACATCGTTATTTACCTATTATCGTACAGCAGTAGCGAATAATATCGACGATAATTCACCTTTAGGAGTTTCTATATATGCGAATGCACTTTCCACTTTAAAAGCTCTAGACATCTGTTATGACAGTTTTATTCGTGAATTTCGCTTAGGCAAGAAACGAATTATTGTTCCTGCGCAATGCATTAGAAATGTTCCAGATCCAGTGACAGGAGAGCTAAGGAGATACTTTGATGCCAGCGACGAGGCATATGAAGCGCTTGCTACGGATAATCCTGACGCATTAAAGATTACTGATAATTCAGTAGAGTTGAGAATTGACGAACATGAAAAAGCAATTAATGCTTTTTTGTCTATTTTGAGGTAATAAGTGAAAACAGCAAGACCTATAAAACAATAAAAGCCCAGCAACTACAGGTAAAGACAGCAATAGCCAAAATTATCGATGCCATTATACAGATTGCAAGTCTATATGATATGCACTGGGAAGGCAAAAGCATCAAAAAACTTGCTGAGAAAGGCTGGGAAACCAAAATTGTTTTTGATGACTCAATTCTTCAGGATAGGCAGACAAACATTAACGAAGGAATTCTTTTAATATCAAATGGAGTTATGAGCAAGAAACGCTTTATGGTGGAAAAATTAGGCTATACAGAAGAAGAGGCATTGAAAGAACTTAAGGAAATAGCTGAAGAGGGAAATATAACTGCAAGTGCATTTGATATAGCAGATGGAAATTCGATTGAAGGTAATGGGCTCAATCCAAATACTGAACCTGAAGCGCAGGAAGAAAAAGAAGAGGCTGCAGAAGAGGAAGCTTGAGGTTTGATTAAATGGCAAAACTAACGCCGGAAGATGTTCTGCATTTATCAGAGACAATCGAAAACGTATATATCAAAATAGTTGATGCGCTTTTAATAAACATGGCCAAACATTTTAAAGGCGATAAGGCATTGCCTTTAAATGAATGGGAATTAAAAAAACTTTCTGAACTTGGCCAATTAAATAAAGAGAGCGTTGCAATAATCGCAAAATTAGCAGGGTCCAATCCTGAGCTTGTAGAAAGTGTATTGAATGATGCTGCTTTATTAGCAACAAGAGATGTTGAAGAAGACCTAAAAAAAGGTGTTAAGCTAGGCAAAGTAAAACCGCCGTCAGGGGCTAATGTATTAGCGAGTGCGAGTATTGTAAATGCATTAAAGGCATTTGAAGAACAATCGATTGATAAGCTTAATTTAGTCAATACGACTATGCTTAAAAGCACCTTGGAACAATTTAGAAAGGTCATAACCAATACTGCAAACATTGAAAGACAAATGCAGGCTGTACAGGATATATTAAATACGCAGACAGGAAAGGTCATAACCGGTGTTTCAAGCCGTACAGAGGCACTGAGACAGGCTTTATCACAGATACATAAGGAAGGTATCACGGGATTTATTGACAAAGCAGGACACAAATGGACGCCTGAAGCATATGTCAATATGGATATCCGTACTACCGTTCATAATACTGCCATTGAGTCTGTAAAAATTCGTCAGGAAGATTACGGCGTTGATATTTTTAGGGTGTCGCGCCATAGCGGCGCAAGACCTTTATGTTATCCATATCAGGGACGCTATTTTTCATGGAACAATTCAAGCGGTACTTTTTATGACGGTGAAGGAAAACAACATAGATATTATCCAATATCTTCCACTAGTTATGGGAAACCAGCTGGCCTATTTGGTATAAACTGCGGACATCATCCCATTACTATTATTCCAGGAGTATCTATACCACGAGATAGAGACGTTGAGAATAAAGAAGAAAACGATAAGATATATAAAATCTCACAAGAACAGCGTAAACTTGAGAGAGAAATAAGATATTCAAAGCAAAAAGCTGCAATGTTGGAAGCTGCAGGAGATAGGGAAGGCTTTGAAAAAGAAGCTGTAAAAATAAAGCAAAAGCAAGCGGACTATAATGCCTTCTGCAAGGCTACAGGACGCACGAAAAGGCTTGATAGAACGCAGGTTTTTGAGTATAATAAGAGTGTATCAAGTAAAGCTACCGCGGCTACAAGAAGTATTGTTTCATCTGATGGCATATCTGTAAAAAAGACATCTCATTCTATTACTCAAGCAGTAAAACGAAATATTACAAATGATCAAATTGCAGATACGCTTAAAAATCCGTTAAACATAACGGATGTAAAATACGATAGTCAAGGAAGGCCAAGCAAAAAATATATTGGTGAAAAAGCTACAGTAGCGGTTAATCCAGAAAATGGGAATATTGTAACAGTACATGGAACTCACACAAAGCTTTTAAATAAGCTTAAAGGAGAGAAAAAATGAAGTATAAGTTTACAAAAGCAGAAGTGGAAGCGCTCCGTAATCTTTCTATACCGTTTGATCCTTTTTCTGATTTATCAGAAGAGGAAGAACTCTTATTGTTAGATATCGTAGATGACGCAGCCGCTCGTATAGGATATGATACGCCAGAAGGTGATTTATATACTGATATTTTAGACAGCATGGCGAAACAGACCGAATAAATCGAACCATCCAGAGAGGGTGGTTTTTTTATTTCAATTTAAGAAAGGAAGAGCAGATGTTATCTTGAATATTATTTTTAATAATCGGATTACAAATTAAAGCTCCAATATTTTTTTATATAATTTTAGCTATATATTTTTGCTTTAGTTTGGTTTCCGCAATAATTAATTTAGCAGAGAGGATAAAAAGGTAATTGAATGGAATGCAATCATGAATTTATAGGAATTTTAAATGGTGTACGCTGTAAAAAATGCGGCGTATTTTTAAGTTTGACGGATTATAGAAAGCAATATAATATGCAGATTAATAACAAGAACTCATCGAATGAAAATACACAAAAACCAAGAGGAAGAAAGAAGGTGAAAACTGATGAATGAATATGAAAAGCTATGCGCTTATCTAAAAATTGTATACTGCAATCTTTTTTCACTGCACCATAACCTCGTTGGTGGAAATTGGTACGGAGATCATGAGCGGTTAGGTGATTATTATCAAAAGATAGGGGATATGCTTGACGAGCTTGTTGAAAGAGGCTTATCTCTCGGATATAAAGAACCGTCCATAAATGATGCCGTTATAGCATTCTCAAATGATATTTTGCCTTGTCAGGATAGGGAAAAGGGTGATAGCTTCGGATATGTCTTAGAAGCATTTAGGTCGGCGGCAGGCTTGATGAGCCAGACGCGCATCCCGCGCTCTTCATAATTATATTTGGTAATGAGCGCCGTCGCCGTTTTGCTCGAGCCCATTGCGCCGTATTTAAAGTACAGCTTCGCCATATCCTCATCCCTTCTTTTATGGGGTATTAGTTATTATACCAAAACTTTTCCCCATTTGGAAGGGGCATTTTGCATTTTTCGCCGGAATTGCGCCGGAATCGCTGCGGACGGCCTCCGCGCGCATTTATCATATTTTGCTTACAATTTATCATATTGTCTGTTTCTGCACGGAATCCGCGCTTTTGCCTTGCACTTTTTTCCGCCGCGTGCTATACTGCCAATGAAATTTCGGATACAGGAGGGCTTCATATGTCCATTCTTTTGATCGGCGGCGCCGGGTTCATCGGCAGCCACACCGCCGTTTCCCTGCTGAACGCGGGACAGGATATCGTCATTGTTGATAATCTGTACAACAGTTCTCCGAAGGTCATTGACCGCATCGAGCGCATCACCGGCAAGCGCCCGGTCTTCGTCGAGGCAGACTGCTGCGACAGGGCTGCGATGGACAGGCTTTTTTCCGACTATGACATCACCGGCGTCATCCACTTTGCCGGACTCAAGGCCGTCGGCGACTACGTCGAAAAGCCGCTGCTCTATTACCGCAACAATCTGGACTCCACGCTGACCGTTCTGGAGGTCATGCGCGAGCATAACTGCCATCAGTTCGTCTTCTCGTCCTCGGCCACGGTCTACGGCGACCAACCTGCGCCACTGTA